TAAAAGTGGTCTGGAATGTCATAGTTTCGCAACATTACAAATGGATGACCAAATGCAAATGGAATCTTTGTTGGAGCAATCAGAAACTTGTCTCCACCATCACAGAAAACCGAAATGGTGTCACGGTCAATGTCGTAGTATTCCCAAATCTCAACATATGAATCATCAGGGTTGTCACCTCGTCGTGGACGTAGGCTCCCACGCCATTCATCAACACTCCATTTTGAATAGTGTGATGGAGATGCTTCGTTTCGAGCAGAAGCATTGTAACGCTTGTCTTTCTTGACATCCTTTAACGGACGACGGATACGCTGAGCAATCCAACGAACATCCGACATGGATGTCGCATCTGCATCAACAAAAACATCAAATGGTGAAATGCGTTCAACAAATGGTCGGTCTTCTGTGATGATGAGTTCGGATTCAGTTATTGATTCTGCTGTAGCAAGGTCATCTGAACTTTCATAATCATCAACACCTTTTTCAACAAAACGATAACCAGTCTTAACCCAACCATGACCACAGATAAGCATGTCTTTAACGGAACGACGGAACTCACGCTGGCATTCAAAATGCCTCCACCAATAGTTCACAATCTCTTCTGTGATTACAGCTTTTGGTGCATCTTCAACATTCTTTGCATTAACAACAATCTTTGGATAGTTAACAGAAACACTTGGAGCAATAACGTTGATTGTTGCAAAAGCCATGTTGACAAGCAAACGGTCTTCCGGCATTTGTGTCTTGTAGTGCTTGCCACGATACATGTCAACCATGCGACCCCAAAGGTCGTCATATCGTTCTTCACGACGCCAACGTCGTGATTGCTCTATCTTGCCACGATATTTGGTAATAAGTTCCTGATTAGAAATTCGTGCCATTAGTCTTCCTTCTTACCTTCATGCCAACCAATATGGTTGTCAAGCTTGCTACCAATTTTGTCAACTTTACCGCCAATCATTTTGAGCAGTATTCGACCTTCTTCGTGCTGTTCGGTATTTTCTTTCCGCAGTTTTTGCAAAACGACCACGAGGGGACCCGATATGATTGCGACAATAATCGGTACCCATACCATCTCCATCTCAAATCCAACGACTTCCAACAGGCTCGGCATTAATGCCGGCTTCTTTGGCTACACGAACTTGCTCATCTGCCCGCTCCTTTACGGTTGGGCCATGGAAGTCTTCCTGTCCGTAGGTAAACCCAAGACGGACGGACTTAATGTGGCATTTGAAACAAATTGAACCACGACGGGGTAGTTCCGAGTCCATAAATGTTGATAAGCATTCTAAACAGCGAAATTCTTTCATAACTATAGACATACTTCGTTACTCCCTGGAATTAAATGCACCAATACGCATTTCTTTTTCAACTTCTGGCTTCATTATGAATTTTTCCCACCAACCAAGGGTGTTCTTTACTGGAGATGCATCATGCCTATATTCAGGCAACCAAACGTATTTCAACATCTGGTTGGTAATTGCTAAAGACATAACACGGTCGTCATGGGGTGAGCCATGCATCTTACCGTTTGACTCACGAACAAATGTTCTTAATTCCGCAATTGTGTTGTGGTCGTAGAGCCAAAGTGCCTGGTCTCTTATCGAGGCATTTAGTTCGTCAATCGCCAATGGCTTGGAGACCGAAGTCGTTCTCCAACCCATCGTCTCCGTGATTGTTGGGTTTCTTTGACCCAACTTCCTAGAACGGTAAATGTTCTTGTATCCAGTTCTTTGCAAACCCTTAATGGTTGTAAGACCGTGGTTGTTGGATTCAATCCCAACCAATGCGTAATTGTAAAAGAACCCAATTGCATGAAGTATTTCCTCGCCAAACAAGTCTGCGTCCACATGTCCGTGCCAGTGGGCAACCACAAGTCCAGTGTTTGCGGAAATAACATGTGCCGAGGAATAGTCACCATGGCCTAGACCTTCTGCAACGTCAGCACCAATAACATATGTTTCCCCAATATCTGGAAACTCATATATTGCTAAAGCTCCACCATCATTGATAAATGTGTAGTTATTCCTGCCCATTTGGTTTTTCAAATAACCACGGTCTGGTTCTACTGGTTCAATATCTCTTAAAGATTCCAAGTCGAATACAGGACGACCAGAACGGATAAAAGCTTCTTCAGCATTGTCTGGATATTCCTGTGCTAACTGCCAGTCTGGAAGGTCACGCTTCTTAGCCTCGTACCAATCCTCGTCACGGTCTCCAGCAGACCACGGAAAAAACACACCAGTAAATCGGTTTACACCAGTCTGCGAACCAACCCATAATTGGTGGAAAATGTTGCCCTCACCGTTGGCTGTGCTCAAACAAATAACACGACCACCAACGTCGGCAATTGGTTCAATAGATGCCCACGCCTCTTCGGCGTTGGGCAAGAAGGCCATTTCGTCAATAATTACTCGATACACGGATTCACCACGAGCAGGGTCATTGCCAGATGGTAAAGACTCAATAGCAGAGTCATTAGCAAACACCATCTTCAATTGGTTGTCTGAAAGCAAGTCTGGTCCACGCACACGCATCCACGCAGGAAGCATCTTGTAGCCATACTTGGTCTTTTGCAACAACTTGGATGCTTCACGCTCTGTGCGTGAAAGCATGACCGTAAAGCGGTCAGCCCAAAAGAATGTTTCCCAGAATGTAAATGCAGCAGCCAGAGTGGAAAACCCAATCTGTCGTGCTTTCAGAACAATGCTGTAGCGAGAGTCAATCCAGACTCTTACAGTTTCTTCTTGCGCTTCACGCAACACAAACTTGATACGACCCCGCTCAGGATGTCGAATCATCCAATGGGTAGCACAAAAGTGTGAAAATGCAACCACAAGTTCATCTGTGGTCGCACCTTCACTACCTTTGCATTTCCTCCACTCCTTCTCGTTGAGAAGGTCGGTGAGTTCCATTATGCCTTCTTAGCGGCTGCTTTCTTTGCTGCAATCTTTTTAGGGGTTGCACCAAATGCTGCATTAATTTCATCTCTGGTAAGAACACCATCAATGCTTGCCTTTGCAAGTTGTTCTGCAACCTTGAAAATGGATACTGCGCCAGCAATAAGAGCCGACTTCCATACTTCTAGGTCTGGAGCGATAATGGCAGCACCAGTCACAACGCCGAGGGCGTTGGTGAGGAAAAGTGCAACAATTCTGCCTGCAATATCTTTTGCCTTATTCATTGTTCTCCTTGAACATTACGCCGAGTAAATGGATTATCACGGCTATTACGGTGATTCCCCAACCCAAAACCTTGGTTTGCCCAGACAACGTGATGAGCACCATACCGGTGCCTGCAAGTGTCCAAGTCAAAGCATGGATTTCGGATAGGAGTTTCTTCACGCTAATAGCCCAGTTCGTTACGGTCTGCGTGAAGACACAGCAATTGCTGTAGCACCTGCGGCCACAGCAATTAGGGTGCGACGGGTATCTACTGGCACAGAAGACCCCAGAGGCACGTAGTCACCAAAGTCGTCGGAGAAGATGTCAATGGTTTCTTCAAATGCTTGTCGCACCTCTAGGGGTGCGGACTGGACAGCCTCTGTGACCGCATCCTTTTCCTCTTCGCTTATCTCCGCTACATCCAAAGACTCAAATATTTCAACAGCCTGCTGTGGGCTCACGACTGAGAGCACCTCTGGGCTGGTCGCCAAAGCGACAGCCTGCTCAGGGGTGGGTGGTTCTTCTTGTGCCAGAATCTGGTCAACAACCTGCTCAACCTGTTCGGGGGTTAACTCTTCTAGGGCTTCTTGAAGTTCTTCCACGGTTGTGGATTCAGCAATCAAAGCCAACACTTCCTCTTCAGCCAATGGCTCTAAATCTGGCTCCAAATTTGGCTCTACCGTTGTGCTAGTCTCTTCAGGTGCTTCAGTTGTTGTCGTCACTTCCTCAGTTGTTGTGGTCACTTCTTCAACTGTCGTGGTTGTTTCTTCTGGAAGCGTCTCCTCTGGAATGGGTTCCTCTTCTACTGGCTCTGTGGTGCTTGTCGTTGTTTCTTCAGGCTCTTCGGGAACGTAAATTTCAACGGGTGCTGGAAGAGTTGAACTTGTTGTTGTAGTAGTCGTCGTACTTGTTGTCGTTGTCGTATTTGGTACTGTCGTTGTGGTTGTCGTAGTTGAAGTAGACGTTGTGCTCGTCGTTGTACTCGTACTTGAGGTTGATGTTTCTGGAACTGTCGTAGAAGTCGTGCTGGTGGCAGGGACAGTCGTTTCGGGAACAGTAGTAGTAACTATCGTCGTTGTTGGGGTCGTGGATGTTGTTGTAAATTCCCATAATGAAAGGTCGCTTATCGTTAAGTGACCCGGCTGACAGCACGAATCAATTGAATACTGTCTGAATGTAAATATATCACCAGCCGTTACTTCAACCGTCAAAGACCCTGTGGCTTGGTTCAACCGTGTCAGTAATGTGTACACACCGTTGACACCATACTGTGGCGGGTCGTAGACCCAGCCATCAGCGGTCCAATACGACCATGTGAACGAAACACTATTCACACCTTCTGGGATTGTGGTCTCAACCTGAACCCAGTTGGCACCCTGACACCCACCACCGTCAGGACCTGTAATAACAATCGAGTCTTCAACTACGTTCACAGAACCTGTGGCGCAGGACTGCGAAGCGGTCCAGTCGCCTAATCCATCTGCTTTAGCAACTGTTGACCATAATGCCAGTAAGGCTACTGGAACAAAAATTATCCAATGACTAGATTTTTTTACACCCATATATTTATGTTTACCACCCTGCGCTTACCAAATAAGCAAGGCAACATGGCACTATGAAAATGGTTGGATTCAAAAATAACTAAACCATTTTGTATCGGACTCTGCTTATAAACAACGGTTTCTTCATCATCTTTATAAAACACAGTATCGCCATCAACATTTTCTAAATAAAAAATCGCCGTATATCTACTATTAGGTTTATCAATTTTCAATGTTTCAATATGGTCAATATGCGGTTTGCCATTGTGTTGTTTATTGTGATTTAGCGTCAAATTGACATGCATTGACTTTACGTAAGACAATTTTTTGTCAACAACATCTGCGACAATGTGGGCCAACGGTAAAAACATATCTGAGTACGCCGACATTTTTTCATTATCTTTGAACAAACAATGCCTGAAACCATATTGAGTTTCGTCATATTGATTGTTATATCCATATGTTGTGTCCTGTTGAAAATACCAAGCAAAATATGGACTCTCAATAATGTCTTTCATGGCAACAAGTTGATTATTACCCAAAACATCTTCAACTAAATAACTATCAACCGATAGAAAACCATCTTTGGTTATCTTCATCCCACCCATAAGTTACTCCATCTTCTAGGACTTGACCTGTTTCGGGTGCAATCCAATCATTAGTTTCTGTCAATGTCCAAGACGGAAACGGCTGTAAATTGACGAATTCATCTCTAACAGAATCATATTTGCCGCCGATGGTAGCATAGTTTTTTCTAATAGAACCATTAATGCATGTTTCTACAACTTTGCAACCTAAATGTTCAGAATAATAAGATTCCCAATTAGAAATACCATCAACAATTTCTTCTCTGTTTCGACCTGTAATAACGTTTACAACGTTGTTATCATTATCCAAAACTGCATAATAACCAATCATAATGTTATGTTTCCCGTGCCAGCGGTAAAAGTGTAAATTTTGAAACCACCAGTTACTGTTCTTGTGTAAGTCAATCCACCAGCAATACTTGCTATGTCATTAAATGAATCTGGATATCGCAAAATAACAACTCCAGTTCCACCAGTTCCGCCGCCTCTGTCACTGTAACCAGCGTTTACGAAACCACCACCGCCACCTCCACCAGTGTTGGCACTACCGTCTCCAGCCTTGTTGGATGAACCGTCACCACTTCCTCCGCCACCGTTGCCACCCGAACCTGGAGTTGCGTAGTATGCGCATCCTCCGCCACCGCCACCACGAACTACCGATGAACCAGTAATACTTGACGAAACTCCTGAACCGCCACTACCACCAATCGCACTAGAGGTTGCTGGTCCTCCCGTTGCACCTGCACCACCACCACCACCAGCGGCGTTACCAGCACCAGCACTACCAGCGTAACCTTGATTGGCTGTGCCTGCTGCATGAGCACCACCACCCTGACCCGGCATACCTGCACCACCACCAGAACCACCAACAGCAGCACCGTAACTAACACCTGTTTGACCACCTGCTGCGCCACCACCAGTAGCAGTAACTGTATGAAATGTTGAGTTCCCACCACTTCCAGGAACAACTGAACCGATTGAGTTTCCTCTAGTTCCACCAGCACCAACTGTTATTGAGTAAACGCTGCCAACAGTTACAGCCAAAGTTGCTTCAGCACTTGCGCCACCGCCAGAACTTTGACCTGCGACATTAGTGCGATAACCACCAGCACCACCACCACCACCAGAACCAGAACCACCACCGCCACCAGCAATTATTAAATATTCAATTGCATCAAGTGAAACTTGTCCACCAGCCCAATAGGCAGATGCTTGTGCGCTATTGTTTCCACGACGAGAGCGTGGAGCCAACGCTCCACCGCT